CTACTGCACCCGTTTAGGCACCATAGGGTCCAAACCATTTGCATAACCTCGACGCTGCCCATTCCGACCTCGGAGTTGCGCAGCATGATCCCGTTCGCCATGGCGTCCCCGATTGCTGGCTCGGCTACCTGATTTTCGGATTTGAGGCGCATATACAGGCGCGAGTCGGTAACGGTCCCGTTAACAATTTTCCAATTCGCTTCGCTTTCCATCAATTGAGGCAGCGCGGCTTGCACAAGATCAACATTATCGAACGTCTTAAACTTATCACTGACGATGGCACGCACTAGCGGCTGATCGCCGTCGAACGTGCGTAGCATTTTGCTTTTCGGTTCGTTTACCAGAATCTTGTTGATCAGGTTGTCGAATTCTGGCGCGTAATTTTCATTGTCGCGTAAGCGGCGAGCGGTCCGAACATCGATATCGCAGTTGCTAGCCAGTTGCTGGAATGCAATCTCATTGGTCGTAAATTGCTGGGTCGGCATGCCGCCATTCGCTTCGAGAACGATATTGGTGTTGCCGTCGCGGGTTTGTACCTGTAACTGATCGGTCGGGGCAATGTAGTCGGCTTTTCGGCTTGCTTGCTCGCTAATCTGTCGGAGGATACTTTCCAGCGTTCCGTTCGCATTTTCTAAAGTAGTATTAAGCATAATCACATTTTCCAATTGTGGGGCGTGCGGCTCGCCCAAATATTTACCGCATGCGAATAGTCTCATATATGCACGCAAGTGCAATGGTTTTTTTAAAAGTTTACGCGGCAGCGCGTAGGATGATGTTCCCGTCCACAACGAAACCAGAATCGTCGTGTAGTGCTGGGCCTTTAGCAGTCAACCCGACGACGACCGGACCGGCCATCACGTTATCCAAATCGGACAGATCACCATCAATAACCGGTCGGCCAAGGTATTCGCTCGGCATCGAATTTTTAAAAACTACTGCGACGGGGACGCCAGTGGGCAGCGCGGCGGCTACTTGGTTTTGATACTGCGGTCGGTCGCTGTAGGAAAACATTAGGCGATAGTTGGCGGGAGTGTTGCCCAACCTTTTCGCTTGTTTGGTGTAATCATAGAAAAATAGATCGGGGAATTGCTGCGGGATTCCATGCTTTTCAAAAGGGATATCGGAGAGCACGTTAAGGCGAACGACGCCTTGCACGTTTTGCTTATCGCAAAGCTTTTTAAAATTTGCCAATTCACGGGTGAGTTGGGCGAGGAATCCAGATTGATCGGCGTGCCAGTAATCCGTCTTTGCTTGGCGGGCAATGTTGACACTGTCATACACTGCCGCCAATCCGGCTTCCTTCAGGCAGGCTTCCATACAATTCGCTGCTTTGCTACCCGCGCAAATAATATGGTCCGGCATCATGCTCAGGCTCGCCATGCGGACCGGTTTTGTAAAATGGCTATTCGGCTTTTTCTGGGTTTTCTTTACTTTCGTGTTCGTCGCTCGGGTATCGAGTAATTTCATCGTTCGCATCCGTTGTTATAGGTGTATGCGAACTATCTCGTATGTCTTCAGGGAACGCAAGCCCAAGGGCTATTTTTCTTTGCAAGATATAGCTAGTCCATTTTTTATTATGGGCTGCATATTGGTCGCGTATTTCAATCTGCTTTTGTTCGGCTTCGCGCAGAAGAGCAAGGTGCTCTTCGTGTTTTCTTTCTCTGAGTTTCGTAAGCCAGTACAGCACGGTAGTTTCCTATGGGATTTCTCGCAGGCTAACAATAGGGCGACGCGCACTGTCAATCCTTAATTTCGATTCCTATATAGTCTTTTTCTAGAAATAAAAAACAAAACAAAAAAAAGTTCCGGAAAAGTCCTATGTAGTTACGCGTTTTTTCATTTGGCCGTAACGCCCTGAATCACGCCGGTACGCCAACGGTACGCCGCAAAGCCCCGCCCTGTAAGGGTTGTACCGCCGTACCGCCTGTACCGCCATTTTTGAAATTATTTTTTCTAAAAATATATTTCCCTGAAAAGTACTATATAGAAAGCGATTTTTTGGCCCAAGCGCCGCGAACCGCGTTACGCGACCCGCTTCCCACTTGTTTCGACCGATCACTCGAACATATTGTTTTGCAGATTGACGACTTTGTTGTCGCGAATCCCATACCGTCGAATGGTGTTGTGGACGGTATTGGCGTTCAGTCCGAGTTTTTTGGCGATGTCTGTCCCCCGCATTTTGTTTTGGTGCAGGGACAGGATTTGCAGTCTCACTGCATCGGTGAGGGGTGCTGACGGTTTTTTCGGTGGATCGCCGAGTATTGGGTTCGATCTGCCTCTCGGCAGTTGTTTGGCGACTTCTTGTGCGCGGATCGCGGCTAGGAATTTGTCTGTCATTCTTCGCCCTCAATCACTTGGATGCACCGCTTGCACCGATCAGGGCTATCACTTAGCAGAAATTTTGCTATGGGGATCACTCTGTCACTGCCGTTGCCGCAGAGCGCGGCCACCCGCCCGAGCATCTGGGCGTGTAGCCGTTCGGCACTGGTTTTAGTGCTCGGCTTTTTAAAACTGAATCCGGTCATTGTCCGCCTCCTACTGGTGGTGCCACGCGTGCCGGTTAAAGAATGCGACGATCCCCTCTTTGGTCGCGGGGAAGTCGCAGGTATGTTTGTCGATCTCAACCCACGCCCCACGGTCGTGAACTTGTTGAATGTATTCTTTCCGTTCTTTCGCCGTAGCAAATACCTTCACTTCGTGTTCTCCGCCGTCTTGGTCCGTGACCCGTGCTAAATATAATTTCATCCCTGCACCTCCTGCTCATCGGCTAGCTCTTTGAGCCAAAACATTGGCCCCAGAGGAATATTTGACAGGGCCACGGTCCGGTAGCCGCTAGGGCTGTAGACTTCAACCTGCTCTGAGTTGGACGGGTTGATGCGCATCTGCTCACCGTTAAAGGTCAGCCAGCCGTCGTCGACGGTGACGTGCTCTGGCAAGCTGTCTTTCCAATTTTCTTCTTTCATTCACTTTCTCCCTGTTTGTTGGTCGATCCGCAAATCCAATTTGTTTGCGTCGTGGAGTGTAGTGCCGCTGATCGTAACAATCGCGTCGTGCCACATTTCCTCTTGGCGTACCTTTGCTTGTCCGGCTAGTTCGATTGTCGGGTAAACGCCGACAAAAGTTCGATGTGCGCCCGCCAGCGTTTGAACCATGCTGACGACGTAGACATTCGCTTTAATTTTTTCCTGTTCCATGTCACTTTTTCCAAGTTGAAGGGGCCGAGGCCCCTGTTTTTAAATTTTTACTTCTGCGTGAAGCTTCTTCGCTATCGGCCTACTTCCCATGTCATAAGACTCTGGGAGCCTGCCGTCTTCGACTGTGGCGTAGTCGCGGTCGAGTAGACCGTCATCTTCATCGCCCCAGTAGGATCGAACAAGTTCGATGAACTCGCCCTCTGCGTAGTTGCAGTCGCGGTGAGCTTCTGCGTAGGTTTCGTACTCGTGAAAATCGCCGGAGCGATCATCGGGACCATCGCATTCCACCCACACCCACCACGTGTAGACGATAGATTCGCCTTTTTTCATATCACTTTTTCCAAGTTGTTAAAGATCTGGGTTGTTCCACGTGGAACATTGCCCCCGACAAGGTATTTCCCTAGTCGGTATGCATATTATCGCATACCCAACTTTTAAAAGATACCTCAGTTCTTGGACACAACTTAGACAAATGGCTAGTCTTCGCAGATTTTGCAGACCTCGAAGAAGTAATGGCCGTCTTCGTCCTCGCCGGACACCACTTCGAGTTCGATGTCGGGGTGTTTTGGGCAGAAGGTTGCGTCTGGCAAGTTCCACGGTGCGCGGGGATCGCTCCGCTCGGCGTCTTCGCGGTCGGTCATACCGGCCCCTCTGCCGGTGCTTTATTACCTGCTTTTATTTTCCCCGCGATCCGCTTATCTCGTTTTTCATTGAGTACTTCGTTTGGTCGCAGTATCGGACCTTTTTCCATTTGCTCAGTCAGTACTTCCTCGACCGTATCTTGAACGTCTTTGAGCAATGCCGCCTTCAGGTGTTTCGATGCATCGAAGACCACTTTCTTTCGCGCCTCGTTTGCGATTTTAAACTCTGCCTCGGCAAAACCTTTGTACAAGTCCCACGGTCTTTGTTTGATCGGCAGCGCGTCACCGGCTTCATCAATTTCAAAAATCTTTGTTTCGATCAACGAGGCTTTGATTACTTCCTCGGTGATCTTTACCGCGATCTCGCGTTTCAGGGTTTTGTTTATGCGGTGGATTTCTTCCTCGACGCGGTTGCGTATGTACTTTTCGGTCTGTTTCATCTTTTTTCCAAATTAGTGTTGCATCGGTAAGATAACTCCCATACCATCGCATTTCAACTTTTATTGGAGAAAGTGAAAATGTCTAGATACAAAGTGGAAGTGATCCAGCGAAACGTCTTTTGGATTGACGACGAGGAAGCCCAAAGCATTGAGGAAGCAAAGCTTGTGGCTATCGAAGGTAGGGTCTGGGGTGAAGACCAAACGGGCAAAGACACGTACACCGTGGACATTGTGGCGGAGGTTTTTGACGATGCATAAAGACGCCAAGAAGATCGCACGTCGTATTGACGATGCGTTCGCCGCGCTCCGCGAGCAGGGGTTCTTTG